TTTAATGCGAGATTAATACCTTTGGCAAAACCTTTTACCATATCAATCATTTTTTCGAAGCTAGGCAACATATCTATGAATTTTTCTAATTCTTCAGATATATCTTTAACTATTTTGTCAATGTCTAAATTGCCTGAGGCATCTTCGAATTTTTTAAGGAGCGCATCAATTTTAGGAAGAATTACTTTTCCTATAACTCTTGAAATAATCTCACCGGCTTTTTCGGTGAGGTCTCCAAGCCTCATCCATACTTGATTAAGTTTTCCCAATGGAGTTTTAGAAGCAGCTTTGGCTTGCCCCCCAATCTTACTAGCAAGAATATCTAAAATAACACCCTGAGCTTCCATTATATTATTTTGGTCCATAAAACCTTTTATGGTCGCTTGCTGGCCTTTAGAAAACTCACCTAATCTTCTGCCTAGTAAGGTCGAAGCTCTTATCGGGTCATTTAAAGCCCGACCAATCATAATGGCAGAATTAACTAATTCTTTATCTTTAAAGACCTCCGCAAAATCCAAAACAGATTCTAAGGCTTTACTAAAATTTACTTTACCTATTTTTTGGAAAATAAGCAATGTTTTCTGAGCGCCCAAAATCGTTTCGTCCCCAAAATTAGATACCTTTTGGAACTCAGAAGCCATCTTCTTTAATTCTTCGGCAGTTGAATGAGCAGCTTTTCCTATGTTTGCTAAGGCTTGTTCTAATTTAGATTCAGCCTCAACTTGCTTGAAGAAATTTCGAAGTGAAATCGCAGCTACAGCAATACCTGCAATAGCTAGTCTTTTGAATACGCCGATAGCGAAGTTACCGAATTTCTTTAAGCTTTTACCTAGACTTGCAAGCGAAGACTTAAAAGATTTCACGGACTTTTCAGCATCTTTCTTATCTACTTTTATTTTTCCGAAAAGTTCGAATAATTTAAATGCCATTTTTAGATTCCTTATAACTGAGATACTCTTCCTCTGTACTAACGTCACCACGGTTAAATGCTTTGATGGCATCCATCCCGTATTTAGTAACCCATCTAGGAAGATTGGACTCTGCCAGTTTATCGTCTTGACATACAGACTCAAGCTGCTCATCAGTCATATTAAAAACTTGCTCAGGCAACCAATGGTTGTTATCAGATAACGCCTTAATCATTAATGCTGTTTTATCTACAGCATCCCTGGCATCTAATTCTTCTGCGACTTCAGTTGAAAAGTGCCTAGGATTAATTTCAATCACTTTATCAACTAATACTTTTGCAAACTTCTTATTCTTTAATAACTTGACTGTTTCTAAAAGGGTATATCCTCTAAGACACTTCCAAACTATTAAAATTATAGCAAAATTCTTATCTTCCGTTTGATTCCTTATAACGAAAGCCACATCTTTCATCTTTAATGGATATACCAAGAAAGGCTGTGGCTTACGTAAGAATCTTTCGCGGAAGATTAATGCAGGCGGTGCGCATAAGCTGACAAAAACATTATCCATTTAACCACCTTAAACTATCGCTATTGTGCTATTTCGTTGACTAGCCGTAATATCACGAGTGACAATTCCACCATCTCCGATTGGTAATGCATTTGAAATATCGGTAATAACTACCACGCCACTATAGCTGCTAGTTCCTGAACTAGTTACCATAATTGGCATAATTTGTCCAATCACATACGGCGCGCTACTGAACTCTCCTTGGTCAGCTAGGTGCGTCCAGGTAATCGTGCAGTCTGCCATTCCACTCACACGGTTTGTATAACACGCCGTATCACTGGAATTATAAGCCTGCGCGTCATCTGTGACGTTTACTGAAACGTTAGTGACGTCGTCCTGTACAACGCCGCTCACCGCAAGGGCTCCATTCTTAGAACTAATAGGTCTTCCTGCCATTATAATCTCCTTTGAACTATATGTTAGGCTGCGCCGGTTGGGGTGTCTTGCTGGGCAGCCGTCACATCTCTAGATACAATTCCACCATCTCCGATTGGAACTGACTGACTGATATCAGTAATGACATAAGAACCAGTCCAAGTTTTATTAGCCGCTCCGCCAGAAGCAGTTACAATTAAGGCGACCGTAGCTCCGATGGTTATCCCGCCGAAAACTCCGCCTGAACACAGCTGGGTAAATGTTATGCTACTATCATTATGACCAGCAACACGGTGGATATAACCACCGGTATCAGAACTACCATATGCTTGCGCATCGTTAGTTTGAGAAACTGTGATATTTGTAATATCATCCATCTTAACCGTCGCATAGGTTAAGTAAGATAGTTTTGAACTAATTGGGGCTCCTGCCATAATAATCTCCTAAGAAGTACTACCTGTAAGGTAGATTGAAAAGTTAACTGTACCTGCACTTGCATTTTTAAACGTAATTTTATCAGAAGTATTTGTAACAACAACGTATCCTGAATTTGGATGAGATAAAGCAACTGTACCAGAACCGGGAAGAATAAGTCCGCCAGTAGTAGTAAGTCCTAAATCATCAACTCCTGAAGTCATCGATAAACTAACATTGGAATCAGAATCATTTACTATCACAATCTGTTTTAAGCGAGTAAAAACGATATCGTCTCCAAACCCATTAACGCAACCTATAACGACCCCAGTGGTAGCGCCAACGCCTCCTGTGAGGTCTATAATCCCCGATTCAGATGTTAGGATTGCAATATCTTGAGACCAATTAGCTTCCGCCTTATTAGCTCCATCACCAGAAGCTAACTTATTAGCATAAGATAATGAAACACTTTCTCTTAAAGAAGTTTCGCCAGAAGCGCCGTTGTTTTTATTAGCATTAGCGCTATAATTTAAATTTAATGAACCCGTTGTAAATCCCATAATTATTCCTTAATTCCAATGAACTACCAATTCTAACATAATTGTATAAATCCAAACAACGTTGCCTTTGTCAGTTCTATCTGGGTCCTCTGATAAATCCTCAGCCCCAGCATTAATAGTAATTATTTTTCCAGTCGTTAAAACTGGATGAGTAAAATCTCCATCGTCAATAAACTCATTAATAATGCTTTCTCCAATTTGAGAAGCAATAACTGAATCCTGAGAATAAATTTGTAGTTCAGCAGAAAATTCCTGTACTCTTGTATCAAATGCATTATAAACTCTACCAGAACTTGTTACATTTCTTATTACAACTACATTCTCTTCTTCAACATTAAAGTCAGGTCCCAGCACAATTGAATCAATATTGTTTATGTCGCTTGCTACTAAGGAATCATAAATTGCTTGAACTATTTCTTTCATTTAATTTCTTTACCTACAAGTTTCATTAACTGATTTAATTTCTTTTGGAACATAACTGATAAAAATGGTCTGCGTCTTATGTGCTGGGTTCCTAGTTCTAGCCATTTTGCATAATCTAAATCAGTTCCTATTATTGCTGTATTATTTCCTTCATCTACAGATATTTCGATAGAATCTCTTAAATCGCCAGATTGCATATGTGGAGGCTCTCCAGGTCTTGAGGAACCGCCTTGTTTGTTTAATAATGATTTAGTTTCTTCCTGGTAAAAGTCTAAGGCTTTTTCTAAATTCTTATTTATACCATTGTCAATTTGTTTTAAAACTTGAGGACCATACCATTTTAAATTAGCCATTAATCGTTCTCTTCTCGTGTGAAGAATTTCCAAAACATACTTTTTTCTGCCGGATTTTCAACACCCTCAATAATTAAATAACGACTTCCATACTCAAATCTATCTCCAATTACAGCAGAGATATCAGTCGTAATAAAAACTTTGTGGTCAACTTCAATCCCTCTCCGTCCCCATCTTTCCGTCTCATTCGTCGAAATAGGAGATATCCAAGCCTTAACAGAAGCATTTTCAGTTGAATAAGTTAATTTCTTTTGTCCCATCTGATTTCTGTTTGTAGCAGGTCGTTGATGGTTAACAGTTATACCATTATTAACAATTTCATTTAATAAAAATATTTGACTCATTAATTCACCATTTAAGCTATTATAGCTTTTCGATAATGTCTTATAGTCTCAGATGTTGATTCAGAAATAATATCCGAACCACCTAAAGTATAAGAATAATCATCAAGCTTGAATGACTTTAAGTTTGTTCCTGTTCCTTTAAACGAATATGAGTTTTTGCTCATATTAATTACTGCCTGTCTAACATCATAAGGTATAGATTCAAAACCAGCACGATATTCCACCATAATGTATTGTTGTCTAACGTTAGCCGGTAGTCCAATGACACCAGCGTCGTCAAGTATTTTAGCTGAAACAGTATTTCTAAACGAAATATCAATATTTCTAGTATCCCCATTTATATCTAAACCTGCTTGCGGAGTGATATACTTAGAGGGATAATTGGTGGATAAACTGGCTGTCACGCCTAAAGCCGCAGCATTCACTGCATCGACCATGCCTGACGTAGACGCGTAGGCTGCAAAGGTAAACGTAGACGTAGTCTCAACCCCTGCTGCTGTGATAATGTTAATCTTAACATCAGCATCAGAAGCATAAGCTGTAGCATTAATAGCAGCCCCTGAGTAGTTTAACGAGAAGGCATCTTCTCTTCCCCAGCCTGCTCTTTTGACCCAAATAATCGGGTATTGCTTCGTGAATATAATAGAATTAGTAGCAGTAGAATACTCAACATAATCCCGAGCTTTTATAAGTCTGTCTGTTAGTGTTTCGAAATTAGCAGAATTCTCATTGATAATTTGCTTTAATAAATCATCATCATCTGTTCCTGTAATTCCTAATTCTCGTTTAAGCTCAGCTAAAGTACATAATGCATAAGAACCTAACGTTACAACTCCTGCTGGGGTTGTTATTTCTAAGCCATCCCAGCGACCGGTAAACCCATCAATTAAAACATCAGTAATCGCTGGGTTCGCCCCTCCTTGTCTATAAAAAGCATAAGTATATTCAACATTGGTTGTTATATCAGGATGGTCGGCTGAGTAGATATCTCCGCCCCTAAAGGTTAAAGGGATATCATACGTTGCAATATTTGCGTTAGCCCAAGTCTCAAAAGTTCCGCTACCAGGTACATAAACAGTTACATCAGAAGTTTTTCTAATGATAGCATAAATAGTACTGGTTGCAGAATTTTCTAATACAAGTAAGTTATTAGCCATAAGTATTCCTTATTAGTTTCACCCCTTTAGGGGGAGAGCCTTTTTAGACTCTCCCCCTTGGGAAAAATTACTAAACAAACAGAGATTTATTGACTCTGAACAACGTAAGAACTGAACTCGAAACCGGAGTAAGTTAGTACGAAGTTATTGATAGGAGCAATATCAGCTCTAATCTTAGTGCGGAAACTGACCCCATCTGCATCCCACGCATAAAGTGGATTAAATTCTGTCTTCATCGCAGAACGAATACCAATTGCTATCTTAGCAAGGTCAACAACCGCCCAAGTCCCTGAAGCACCGCTGGCCGGGGTCGTCATATTTGGGTCCTCAATAATAGGAATTCCAAGGTATGTCATAGTCTTTGCGGCAACATCCCAAAGTGCCCGAACGCCAGAATCGAATAGCTTGATTTGCGTTCCAACGAGTGGGTGACAAACGATGGCGGTTGAACCAACCATACTATCGGTTAGGTGACTAACGGCATTGATAAGGTCAGTCGGGGTGGGGAGACCGCTGATATAACCACTCTGTGCTGTTGCGCCAACACCCGAGGTCTGGGTGAAACTATGGCGTCCGCTCGCGGCGACAATATCTCCAGCCACTTTACCGTTAAGGCGAAGCTTAATTTCATTTGTTAGAAGCTGAGGTCCGTATGTTGCAAACGCAGCAACGTCGTCAAGTGCTTCCTCGGTAATTGGTAGGCAGCCTGCGTAAACTTCAGCAGTTAACAGGACATAATCGCCAGAACCTCTAATCTGAGGCTTGGATGAACCTTCGGTTATCCCTGAGGGCGCGCCAGAACCTAGTCTCATCTGAGGTAGTCTCAGCGTAGGATTGCTCATAGGAATAACAGTTATTCTACTAAGCAATGGCGTATCTAACAATTGAATTGTAGTTTCAGCAACGGCATCAACAAGTCCGTCATTTATATCGACGGTATAGGTAGCCCCAGTTGGGAACGCCTTCTGAACATTGTCAACATTGAAATTAATTCTATCGCCGTCTTTAATAGCCTTGAACATACCCATATAGAAATTACGAGCAGATTCTTTCTGACTAAGCTTTTCTTTTTGAACCGGTACTATCGTATCCATTTTCTTTTCCTCTATAATTTTTGCCTTTTCAGGTAGTTTGTAATTAACTCTTGTCTCGCCTTTCATAATTTCAGAATCTTTTTTAGCGAGAATTTTACCAACCTCATCAATACCATCATTACCCTTTTCTCGGATAATAGTATCGAGGTCTTTGACTTGATAAATCATTTTATTCTCCAATAATTAAATTAAGTTCTAGTAAAAATACTCGCCTCGTCCGGTCCAGAAATTCAACTACCCGGTTCAAGCGTTTTATTTTTCCATAAGTAATACGTTTAGACATAAGAATTTTGATATAAAAACTTATTTAAACCTTATTTTTCCTTTAGATAAGCTATTTTCTACAGATTCTACGTCAATATCAGGGGTATAATCTAATACTGGCTCGTAATCCTCAATTACTACTTCTTCCTCAACAACTTCTTCTGGGACTTCCTCAACTACTTCCTCAACAACTTCTTCATTTGGTTTATCTGCCAGTAATTCTAAAATCTCATCCAATCTGGCATTTAAAGCATCTAAAGTTACCGTAGTCGCCTCAGCCTCTACATCTTCTACATCTTCTACATCTTCTACATCTTTCTTAAGCTCTTTTATTGCGGATTTATAAGTATCTGTGTCAATAGACTTAGTAAATGATAAAGCATCTGAGTTGGCAGGACTTGGAGTAATCGAATATTCGTGGATATCACCCTTGGTCCATAGCCATTCGACCTTTTTCCCAAATTTTTCCCTATCCTTCTCAGTCGCCACGCGGCCGTCCAATGGGATAAAACCAATAGAAGCCCCCATAGGCTTTCCAGCCTCGCTCATTTGCTTTCCTATGCTATGGATGACATCTGGCAACCACGAGCCTTCGTGGTCCTCTGGACGGTCGAATAGAATGGTTTTAGCTACGGTATAATCTTCATATTGCTTTCTATTCGAGGAAAACCCGATAGGCAAACTTTGACGGTCGTGATTGTAATATACATATCCACCGACTTTATCAAATCTCTTCCAATTTAGACCGGAGTTAAGAACTACCTCATTGTCAGAATCAACAGTTGAGGCAGTTACAACACCAACAAAAGCTTTTTCATCTTTGCCGATTTCAAATTCTAAATCACTTTTGATTTGAATTGAGGCTGAAGCAGTTAGCTTTTGCCCTTTCTTAGAAGCATATCTGTCTTTAATTTCTTGTTTCTGTACTTTATTAAACTTGCTCATTATTACTCCTGTTCAAGGTCATCTGTATTGCCATCGAAATAAATGTCTTTATCGTTATCTTCTGCTGCAAGACCGTGAATTGTTTTTGCTGTATGTCTATCAATAATCTTATTCTTAAATAATTCTGTACTTTCTTTCAGTGAGAATTCTTTATCTTTTTTAGAAAGATTTTCAAATAAAAGCATTGAGCCTGCCTGTAGCTCAGGGAATTCTGTAATAAATTCAGAATTTAAGGCATCCTCAACTTGTGATTGCAAAGGCTCCAAATCTTCCATCCAAGAATTAAAAACGGTATCTGCTGAAGCCATATTAACTTCGTTGCTTATAATCTTAGCATAAGGATATTTCAAACCAGCACAAATTTTCCTGACAATAATCTCAGGGTCACCCGTGACTTCTCCATCAAATTGTAACGTTTCAATAGAAGCTTGGTCAGCGTCTAAGACCATAAACTTGCCTGAGTTAGACGTTCCTGAATGTTCCTTTTTTATAGCATTTTTAAATCTGGTTAAGTCATCCTGGTCAGCGTCTTTAACCATAACAGCAAATGACGGCTTGCTTGAATTTTTCGCTGAGGATAAATCAGAATTTGCTTTTTCTCGGGAAATCACTAAATCATCCCAAAGCCCATGGACTGGTGAGTACCCGTTAGTGTCAGATTGAGGACTAGGATACGGTACGTGAATTATATCTTCTCTTGGAATCTGAGTCGTTGTGCCACTGTTCTCCCAGGTCCATCCCAGTATTTGCCAGGTGTCTGAGGAAACAATTGCCTTAATTCTTCTTGGGTCGATAACAGCCATTCCGGTCATTTGCCCTGATTCATTTCGAAGTTTATACCAGTAAGCATCTCCAGTTAAGAATAGGTAGGCAAAAGTTTTATAGAAAAATGTATAATAGTTTTGCAGTTCATTAGGATGGTTTATAATCTGCACAATAGGATGGTCAGTATCAACTACTTTAACAAACTTTTGTCCAGTATCTAATATCTTATTTCTCAATTTCCTAGCTGGATTTCTAACATTAACAGCTTTAGTTCTTGAGAACGATTCAGGGGCTTGGGTATATAGACCCATATCAGCGCCTGCTAGTCGCCCTGCGTTTCCGTCTACACAAACATAAACCCAGGATAGGAAATTCTCTAATGATTTAGAGTCTGTGTAACTTCCGAAACTAGGTGAATTAAATCCATATAGCAATGGAGATGTAAAGTTGTTGTTAGATTGAGGAGAAACAGACTGTGCACTAGATGTTATCGTAGTTGCTTGTTTCTTGTGAAATCTATTAAAGATATTGAAAAGTCCCATATTAATTCCTTATTAAATTGCAAACATTAATTTCTTTTTGGCGAATTGCTCAGCCATTTTTATCGCCAGTGCTAAAGCATAAAAGAAATCTGCGTGACTATCTCCAACTCCACCTTCGTATCTAATATTTCCAGAATTGGTATAAGTTTGTCTCATAGAACAAATATCGTGCATAATTAAGTTATTATCAGGAAAATCTATCTGTTCATATTCAACTGCTTTTCTGGTAATCTCACAAAGCTCAGCCTCTAGTTTATTTGAAAAGCCTATTGGAATTATTACTTTTTTTCCATAAGCATTAAGTAAATCATCAGATATCGACCTACCAAACAAACCTTGGTCTATAGCGCATTTTACTATGCATTTATGACCAACTATTTTATCTAAAATCTTTGTTTGTTTAGTTAAATCCATATTTTGAATCCATTTAATACAAACTGTTTTATAATAAATTTTATCTTCTTCGTCATTATAGCATTTTTCTATTATCCACAGGACGGTATAGTTCTTGGTCCTACCTACATCTATACCGGCATAAAGCTCTCCGTAATCTCTATCCTCAAGAAAATCTGGAATAGGATGCTTAGATAGTAATCCTTTATAAGACTCCATACCGACGATTGTGGAGCCTTCTGAGGCTATCTTGCATTCATATTCTTGTTCCCAGGCGAAGCTTGATATTTTACTTCTAATTTCTTTAAGAAAAGCATCATCTGATATTTCTACGCCTCTTGTTTTAGCAATCTTTTGTGCCAATCCTTGAGATATAGCATCATAAACATCAGTATGTAATATTTTATAAGATGAATCTTCTTCTTCTCTTGCTTCCAATAGCATTCTATAAAAAACAGAATTAGGACCATTATGAGTGGAAATTATTTCTAGGCTGCCTCCCCAGGTCGTCACTGGAACAGCCGCAGCAAGAAGGTCGTCCTGGTCTAGGTGGAAAGCAAATTCATCTAGTATAACTGAACCAGTCTTTCCTCTCAGCGTCCTAGGATTGCTTGTTAACGCTACTATCTTAGAACAGTTTCCCCCCAGGGTTAGACCCAAGGCTGTCACCTCTACTTCTGGTATCTCAAATTCTTTCGCGAAAAAAGAACATAAGCTTATAAAATTCTTTGATGATTTTTCATCCTGCGCAACATAAAAAGTATCATTTTTGTCTAATGCCCTTAAAATCGATTTAAAAGCGGCAGCATAAGTAACTCCAATTTGTCTGGATTTCTCATAAATTAGGTTACTTTTATGTCTTATGTATTCTAATTGGTAAGGTAAAAAACTAATCATTATTGGCAGTTAATTTTTCGTTAATGATGTCCTTAATTATAATATACTGGTCTTCGGTTGACATTCCGTGCTCTATGACAGCATCAATTTCTTGCTTAGGTTTACCAATTGTATATTCAAGATAAGTCTTAATGGCTATTAATAATTCCTTTGTATTTTTGGTTTTATCTATAATGTCCTTGAGCTTTTTCCAAACTTTTGCAAAATCGTCCTCAGTCTCAGTCTTCCCTAACCACTCACGGAATCTACGCTTAGTTGCAGCCCTTGGAGATTTTGCGCCAGTTCTACAAACATTTCCTTTCTTGAAAAGCCTTTCTGACGAACCTGGGGCTCCCATTATGCATCCTCCGCACCATTAAATGCGGATAGCGATTTAATCTCAGTATAACAATGAGTTAACATCTCGGCTTCGCCATCATAATCAACATAAAATACGCCAGTTCCTAGGACATTTTTGATGTCTTTGTCAGCAGCACTGTTGTAATATCCAACAATCACTTTAATTTGCTTACCATAGACTGGCGAGCCTTCAGCATCATAGCCAATATTTACAGGTTTATTCACAAAATTTATTCTGATTATTTTTGCATAAGAATTTGAAATTGAAAATCCCATATTAGTTGTGTAATCTATTGTTAAAGCCATTTCGTTTTCCTTGTTCTTAACTATTAATTATTAATTATGCTTCTTGTTCTTAAACTGCTTAATATTTCGTTCACCTTTTCCCCGAGATTATCTAACGCTGTATTTACTTCACTAAAGTCGGTAGCGGCGTGAATAGTTTCTGCATCAGTTATATCAGATTCTTGGGAGCAGGTTAGAACTGTGATTGTAGAACCGCCGTCCCACTGTATAATTGAATTATCTGGGTCTACTACAATTTTATTACTAGAATCTTGGATTGTAAGAGTACCTGACACTTCAGTATCATCGTTCAAGATAATTCCAATTCCATCAGCGTCATACCAGAATTTAGTGCCAATATTAATGTCCCCAGTGGCTCCTGAACAAGACTTTCCAATAATAATAGTACCAGTTTGCGACGCTGCTATTACATCTACCCTTGCTCCGATTAGGACGTTGTCATTCCCACCTGTTAATGTCGCAGCACCGACCGCTCCAATTACGGTATTATTCCAGCCTCCGCCATAAGTTACGGCTGCGGTGTAACCAATAAATGTTGAAGTACCACCTGTTGATTGGTCCCGTCCAGCACTGTTGCCTATAAAAGCGTTAGCTGTACTTCCAGTAATTGACTGGCCTGCGTGAGCGCCAATCGCCATATTTGACGAACCTGTCGTCAGTGCTTTTAATGTATTTCGCCCGAGGCTGGAGTTATTAGAACCTGTTACGCCTCCGGTACCAGCCCCAGACCCGAGAAAATCGTTTCCTGTCCCCGCCCCGACAGGCACAGTTAATCCAGAATTAAAATATTGTAATCCTACAGACGCTACGCTAGCGTCTTTGAGTAAGGCATCATCTATTCTTCCGCTGTTATTTCCTATTTGGCTTGTGTTACTGTCAATTCTTCCAGAATTAGAAACAATTTGTCCTGAATTATTTCCTATCTGTGTTATATTTGTGTCTATTCTACCACTGTTATTTCCTATCTGTGTTATATTTGTATCAATTCTTCCAGAATTAGAAACAATCCAGCCTGAATTACTAGTTACATTAGAAGTATTGGTATCAATTCTACCTGAGTTTAAGACGATTTCCCCTAAGTTATTTCCTATTTGGGTTATATTACTGTCTATTCTGCCAGAATTAGAAACAATCCAGCCACTATTAGAAGTAATATTTCCTGTATTTGTATCTATTCTACCTGAGTTTAAGACGATTTCCCCAGAATTGCCAACAATCCATCCTGAATTAGAAGTAATATTAGAAGTATTTGTGTCTATTCTACCTGAATTAGAAACAATCCAACCCGAATTAGAAGTAATATTAGAAGTATTTGCGTCTATCCGACCTGAGTTTAAGACGACATAACCAGAAAGACCAGATATAAGTCCTGAGTTATTTCCTATCTGTGTTATATTGGTATCTATTCTGCCTGAGTTAGATATCGCCCAACCGGAAACAACTTTAATATATGTAGCAACATCGGTTGTTATGCCTGAAATTTTTAAGGTCCCAGAGATGGAAACATTTCCGTCAAAAACAGCTCCTGAGCTAACAGCAGGGTCTATAGCGAACCAAAGCCCTGAACCAGAATTCCACGATAAGACATTTTTATCAGCAGCATTTATAACGCTAGGGTCAACGTTGCCAAGTGAATCTACGGTTTTAGCTGCATTGCTTTGAAGTTTTTCGAGACCCATTTAATTGTCCTCTATCTTTTCGATGATTGTTCTTATACTAAGAACATCATTTTTTAGGTGAGTTATATCATTTTTCATAACATCTTGACTACGTAAGATTAAAATGGTAGTCTTATTGATGTTCTTTAAATCACACAATTCTTCTTTTAAATTCATAACCTGAATATTTAATTTAGTTACTTCCGTCTTGTCTTCCCCATAAGCCAAACTGGCTGTTATAACAGTAGATAACACACAAATTACAACGCCTATAATTGTTCCTATACACTTGACGTCTTTTAGGCTCATACTACTCTCCTGTTGGATAAACATAACAATTCCAGTAGTAATACGTAAGAGGTGACTGGGTGAGAGGGAAAAAATATAAATCAGTTTAATTTTGTATCTATTTTATCGAAATCTACTTTAGATATGGGGATTTCTTTGAAGTGCTTGCGATATTTTGCGTCTTTTCTCATTTGGTCTCTAATTGCGTTTAGACAGCAAGTGACGGTAAAGCTACGTGGATTGCAGTCACCAGAGATTAATATTTTATTTCCGAGAATTAATGTCCATATTTTGATGTGGGCTATTTGAATATAATCGTCGGCATTATTCTCATTGACATATTTTTTGGATAAATGACTATAAAGAATCGGGTCTATGTCATTGAAGAGTAATTCAAAACCTGAATATTTAACCCCTGAAATAAATTGTTTCTTATTTAATCTCATTTTTTTTCATAACCATCCTTTGAACTGAAGCGCTGGGATTCGAACCCAGGGTACCCGAAGGTACATTGTTTCATTTTCCATTTTTCATTTTCTCCAAATAACTATTTAACTCGTAATACTTTATTTTATACTTGGCTGGTGTCCAAATCTTCTTATGGTATTTGAACTTCATAATAAACTTATACTGTTCTGGTCGATGCTCCCTCAACCATTCGGCAAACCAAACAGCATTTCTATGGGCAGATTCAAGTCCGAACGAGTGGTGAAAAGGACACAAAATTATTCCATTTAAAAATTCAAAAGAACAGAATCTTTTAGATATAATATGATGACTATCAAGTTTGCCTTCTGCTTTCTTACAAACAGCACAATGCCTTCCATTCTGCTTCTTTATAATCTTAGACCAAACCTTCAGGCATTCTCCTTGATTGAATTTAGTTTTAGGTCTTGCCATTATTCTCCTTTAGCCCACTTTTCCACTACCACAGCTATCTCCTCTGGCTTAACGAAAGCTTCCTTAACCCAAGGCACCTCGCTCCATACTGCGTGTTGGGACGACCTCAGATGCTCAGGCTTAACCAAATTATCATTAAATTCATAACCAAATATCTTTGGGTCAGACTTTGAGAATATAACTATCCCTGATACTCCTTCCGTAGCACCCATATGGGGAATAAACGAATCGCAGGCTATGAAGAAATCGTGATTGTTAATTTCCTTCCTAACCTCATCCATAGGCAAATTCTTCTTGAATTCGTCCATATCCAAATCCTCTTCTTGGTCAGTCCCAATCTGGGTTAAGGTGTGTCCCTGTTGGTGGAGTAATACCTTAAGCTCACGCCAGTAAGGAAAGCTCTTTGCGTTCATCTTTCCACTCTGTAGCTTTGAAGCAAAGGGATGAATTAAAATCTTAGCCATAATATCTCCTATAATCTATTAATATTCGCTTTAGTTCTTTTCTTTATCTCGTTTAACAGTTCTAATGTAAAATCAAAATTCTTTTCTATTCTATCTCTTACATTAATATCAGTAACATATCCATCCCAATCAGATTGCTGGTTAGGGTCGCAATCTAAACCTACAATATCGATATCTTTATATTCTTTATACAAAGCTAGAAAAACACCTAAATGAAAACTATAATGGTGAGGCTTTGGAATCTCGTAATAATATAATTGTTCTGCTGAAACTCTATCAAAATGTTTCGTTTGAAGCCCTTCTTTTTCTATCATTACATTCCACGTTTTTTCTAAGCAACAAATCATAGGCAATCTAGTGTATTTGTTCCAATCTATTTTTGGGAAATTATAAGTATTTCCTATACAAAAATAATCAAATAAATTCGAATAATTACAAGCCCTGTTTATTCCAATCAAGATTTCATAGTTTTTCAGATTGTCTTTATTAAAATTGTTTAATGAATGACCAGGACAAATTATAAGCGCTTTCCCGCTCCTAGAGAATTCTCTCTCATACCTCCAGGCGGCCAACCTTCGGTCATAATCCTCTCTACACTCAATTTTACCTGGTCCTAGGCGTCTTAATTTAAACATTTTGATAGCCTCTTAGTTCTATAATTTTATCTAATTCTGAATCATAAATTGATTTATATTCGCCAGTTAGACAATCAACACATCTTTCGCATTTTTTCGCGAAAGAACAAAGAATTTTTAGCTCTTCCATATCAATAGATGCTGATTGGTCTGGACCTTCCATCGTTTTAGAAAGTGTTACGTGATGCTCTATCGCCATAGCCCCTAACAACATAGCCATCTGAGATGGGAATATATCAGTATGAGAAGAGAAACCAATGGCAGTGTCAGGAAATAGCTGCTGCAAATTGTGAATAAATGCTAAGTTCAATTCCAAATCCGGAGTTGGATATGAGCTAGTGCAATGCATAATAAAGGAAGGATTTAAGATATTAGAAGCAACTAATATATTTTTCATATTAGACATTCCTGTAGACATAAAGACATCTTTGCCAGTTGCTTTAACGTATTCTAATAAAGGAATATCAGTTATACACGCTGAAGAAATCTTTAGGAAAGGCACATCATAATCAAGAATGAAATCAACTGATTCTTTATCCCACACTGAGGCTGTCCAAGATATGTCTAAACTACGACAATGTTTATCTATAACATTATAATCCTTTTTTCTTAACTCCCATTTAGACCAAATCTCCCTCCACGTATGTACGTTGTCATAAGAAATTGAATCTAAATGAGAATCTTTATACACCTTATTTATTGTTCTTTTTTGAAATTTTACTATATCAGCTCCAGCTTCCTTACAGGCAGTTATCATTTCTAATACTAGCTTTAAATCTCCATTATGGTTTACCCCCAAGTCTACTATTATCATTGGTCTAGGTCTTTGCATATTAACTCCTTATTCTATTCAACGTAATATCTTTAGCTTTAGCATAATCAACTAGCTGATTATAAATAATTATTGTCTTATCGAAGTTACTGGCTATCCTGTTTTTCTTATTAACTTCTGTTGAATATCCATCAAAATCTTCATTGCCTTTGAAATCATTTCCATAACAATCAATAACAGAGCCTTTATTGGATTTGTTAATTGCAAACACAATAGCGACAGTAAACGATAAATGTTCAACCCCGTCGATGTCAGGCCAAACCATATTTTCAATTTTATATCTTTTATTGTCTAAACCTATTAAACCAAAATTATCAATCATTCGGCAATACTCCCAGGTCTGGGTTAATATTATTGGTTTATTATTGGTGTTAATATACTCCCAATTGAAATCATTATATATTGATAAATAATCGCAGTCAATATAGTTAGCAGCCCTATTAACTCCAACTAAGATATCATAATCGTTCTTAGTTGGGAATAACTTCAATGATGGACCTGGACTAAGTATTGCTATTTTCACAAAGTGCTCCTCTTGCTATTATATTCCTTTAAAGCTTTAAACCAGTCTAAACTAATATCTGGCATAGGTAGGTCAGATTGTCCGTGGAGCCTACCACAATATTTACATAGGTCAGGGAATAGTTTAATAATGTTTGGTAAAGTATAATCTTTTAAAGACTCAAAACCGTGAGAACTATCATAAAATACTTTGTCAACTATACCTCCACAAGGACAAGGATAAATTAATCCGGTAGCTGAAATCGTAACTCCACACTGATAAGGGAATTTACAACCTCTAGCAATTAACTCATCATCCATACCTAAACTATCAGGCGAGATTGTAAACTGTTCAAATGTTATTCCGTGGCTTTTGTTGTCCTTCGAACCAGTTTTAGCTGAATCCTGAATAGTAACATATGGTATTAAATCTAATAAACTAATAAGTCTTTTGGTCTTCTCAGAGAGCCCATTAGTATACACGTGAATTTCAACATCTGAAAAATACTCGTGTATAGTCTTAATTATATCAATTAGAAATGGGCTATCCGTGGGCTCTCCCCCCTGCAAACTGAATTTGACTGGCTCAAAACTAAGCTCCTTCATTTCGTCTAGAATCACCTTAACTTGTTCTACTGTGAGGTAGTTACAATCATCTACTAAGTTACAAGCCCTGTTGCATCTATCGCATTTCAACGGACAATAATCAGTCATTTCTATTAGAACTCGTTTAAACATAAGTCCTAAATCAGCCATAAACTGTGGGGCGACGCCTTTGTGATTATACCAAAAATTTAGATATGATTTATCTATTCTCGCTGAATCATTTTCGTGTTTACTCATAAAGCATCTCCGCTATTAAAAACTGTTCTTCTGTGTCTATGTCAATTTTCTCATACTCAGCTATATCTATTTTGTGTAAATAAGGGTTCCCTTTCTTTATAGGAAAGAAATCTCCTGATGATACTAAATATTGTCTATTGAAGATGAAAGATGCGTGGAATGCTCGCCACATAGGGTCTGACAACTGAGTCCCGTGTAAATTAGGATTAGTAAATGAGATAGGGAACCAAGGGTCTACATTGAATACCCAGTCTTTAAATTCAATAACAGGTAGTAAACCTTCGCAATTAGTATCTATAAACTTCTTATATATATTATATATAGTTTCTGGTTGTAGGAAAGGAAAACACCCATTTACGATTTGAACATAATCATAATCCATATTTTTAAGATAATGATGTATCTGTAATCTAGAAATATCAGGATTCTTAGATATAGAATCATCATTCCTAATTATTGTTTCTATATCATACTTCTTAACTATGTTGGAAATGTTAGTATCACCAGGATGATAAGCAAACTTAACATCAGTCCAAACATTACTATTCTTTAATGTAGATAGTAATTTTAAATATAAATCAGTTAATGTTGTTTCTGCGAATGGTTTAACCATCTTAGATTTACATCTAGTTGAGTTTTCTCTAGCCTGACCTAACAATAATGTTCTCATATTAATCCTTTAAGTATAGCTTCTTATAAGCTTCTTCTAGTGACTTATCCCATTTATTAACACCCATATAGTTATATATAGATAATTTCTTAAATCTTTCTCCAAAGGAATTAAGTGCTTGGTCCTCAGATATAATGGTAATATCATCTTTGAACTTTTCAAGTAGTTCCACGTATGCCCCTTGTCCTGTCCCAATTATAATCTTATCGTCCTGATGCTGCTTTATAATTTCAGGGATAATACGGGTTAGAACCTCTAGGTCTCCAAGCCCGTGTTTACCGTGTAACAGGAAAATAGGCTCTTGTTCAACGCCATACTTAGCTAGGAAATCAGCGAAAACCTTCTCATCATTTTCTTGGTTTGCCTTATTAAGGTTTTGGTGTATTCCAGAACCTACTAATCTATAATGCCAAATGATATTAGTTGGGTCAACAAACAATCTCCAACCTCCTAATGCCATAGTATATGTGAAGATTGTCTCTTCCCTGTGCCCTTGAGGTGATAGCTTGGGATAGTTAGATGAGGCTATTCGCCTATAGATGAATGAGGAATATAGATGGTCTACAGGAATTAATTCAGTACTATCCGGAACAAACCACTGTACGTTTTGGTAATCCTTGACGTGTTCAATTTTTGATGATACCATTTCGTGAGGCTGGGAAACGATTCCAGGGACCAGAACCAGTGGTCCAACTGCACCTGTTTTCTTATCTTGCATCGATTTAACTAGATTTTCTAAAACTTCATTATCTGCAATTTCATCATCATCCATTCTAAAAATCAAATCAGTTTTGGTTGTGCTTCTAATGGTCTCGTGGTTAGCTACCTGACCTCGCTTTTTCCCATCTACAAATATCATTGATATTTGTTTATTAGCAGCCTCGGTAATAAGATATTTATATATAGCATTGTTATTATAATTATATCTTGGCTCGTTGTCGTCTATGATAGTAATCTGGTCTGGCTTCAAGGTTTGTTGCATTAATGATTTAACTGCTAGTGGAAGAGTGGATTCACTTCTGCCCTTAGTCGAAATATAAGCTGTAATGGTGGGATAAAATGGATTTAAATTATTAACAATTCTATTAGCAATAAATTTATAATTTTCTTCTGGCCAGTAGAAATCAATAACTTTTTTGACATTATCTCCATTGGCGTGAACTATACAGACTAGCTTTCTATCTTTGTTGTAAATCTTCCCATAGTCCCTTGCTGAGTCCTTGAGGTTACTATTAAGGGCGAACATGAATTCTAGGTTTGAAACTAATTCTACATTCTCAAATTCTTGCGCGAAAACAACAGAAGCATATGTTTCTGTTTGGTCTGCTAAAGTTTTGAAATAATTCTCGTGAATGCGTTTAGCTATTGGTTGCAGTGTCTTACCGGTTGCACATATCATACCAGAATTATATGTTGGGTCATCTAACAAATTTCTATGAACTAGATTATTAGCATAAGCTACATCATCACCATACCACTGAACCATAAACGGATTATCTTTAGCTAGAGTACCCTCGGTCCCTAGAAATACCTGATTAGGTTTAGCTGTTTTTATTTGTTCTTCTGGGTTGGTTTGAAAAACAACATCGTGAATATCAGTTCTAAGAATCCAGGAGTCTGGGAACTCCTTGGCTATCTGCTCAATGAATATCCACTGGAACGCCAAGAAGCAAGGCTGTGAGCCCCAACTCCAAATAAGTGGGTTCTGAGCCTGTTGACGGAATTCGACCTTGTACGCCCCTGAAATCGCTTGTAATAGAGCTATATCACAACTCTCATCTGTAATATACAAAATAATATGGCCAGCAAAGCCACTTGCTCTCAGTGTATGTATCCACCTTAGCGTTTTTAAATCCCAACTGCAAACACCAGTTACTACCATAAGAGGAGCTTCCGGCTGTGTTGGTGAGTCCAAGGATGTTGGTAATGGGTCTGGTATCGAAATCTTCTTGGTTGTCTTTTTCTTGGCTGTCTTTTTCTTCGCCATTAGTATTCCTTTTCCTTAAATTAGTTAATTAGTTAATATCTAATTAATTCTTTATTTTACTTAAAAACTTTACTAGTCGTTATATCATCAAGACTTATGATATCAAACCAATTTTCATTTACATCTTTAATTGGCAATTTAACGCCTGCTGTATAATTATCGGATTTTCCGAAGGATTTCATAACATATTTCTTAGATTTTAACATTTTTCTTAACCATAATCTCATAGGTTGTGTTCTATACAATATAGCCTTATCCCCAAGCACATGAATCACAACACTTGACTCTGAAATCATTAGTCCTGACGGCTTAGGTTTTCTGCCTTGCCTAGTCTCTAATACAATATTACCAGATGCTGAAAAATTAGATTCGTCTTTCACTTCGACTCGTTCTGTGAATCCTCCGGGAATTTGTACAGTCAGGTCTAATCTGAAGTCTAGGCCTCCGCACTTTACTGTGCATTCGTTTTGTAAAAATATAATAGCGATTTGTAATTCCATTCTTTGTCCAATCTTTAAATCTTGTTTAAACATAATAACTCCTTTACTATTATATTCGGAGTTTATGTTTAATATCCTTTATTTTATTTCATTTATTTTTCCAAAATAATTCTATATGAGTCAGAATCGTCGTGGTGTGTAGATATTTCAATTAGATTATTAAAATCCCTTAACCCTGTGATTCTATGCCTTAGCCCTTGAGGAACCACAAAGCTTTCATCATTAGATAATGTAATTGACATATCTGGTTTATTTCCATATCCAAAATCAATACGACAGCTCCCTGCATTAACATAGAATGTTTCGTGCTTTTCTTCATGATAGTGGTAGCTACAACTTGCGCCCTTTTTGAAGTTTAGGAATTTCCCGCAATATAAATCGGTATTAGCTAACCATAGTTCAAATCCCCAGGTTTTTTCGACTCGTTTATGTTGAGTTATTTTTTCCATAATTAATTCCTTATTTCGTAATACTGGCATGGACAATATAATTAAAATCACAATATCATCTAAATCTAAATCTAAATCTGATAATCTATATATCGTTAAGAAGCTCTATCCTAAATTTAGAATTTCGAAAGAGTTATGTAAACAATTTAGAATATTTTTTTATGCTTCCGCGAAAAATTACAGTGGCTATTATGTTCGTGGCTTTAAAAACGCAATACAGTTACTCCGCTGGATGGAGTACAAGGAGCCTAGAAAAACTAAAATTTAGTCAATATCTTTGTCAAAACCCAATGCGATGCGATAAAAACAAGTCCACAAGTTGTTCCAAATATTATTGCTGATAGCATTTATCAATCTCCAAGTCGCTAAATAATCTTTCTAGTTCTAATTCTAATTCAAGTTGTTGTATCTGGTCTTCCAATTCGCATTCTTAATTATATTCGTGTGGTGCCATCTTTTTTAATCTCCTTCATCTATGATTCCTAACTCGCCTGTCAATTATTTTTCTAACGGATTCCATATCTAATGTCCCTATAACTGGTTTCATAATAACAAAATCCATACAGTGTTCAGTAGTTCTGACGCCAGTTAAAACAATATCACCATTTTCTAATAGAATAATCTTGTATGTTATTGGGTCTTCATTGATGATTGCCCTTATTAAAATGTCGTTATATTCAATCATATTAATTATTTCTACTCCTTTTATACCTTGAATGATGAAAGTAAAAACCTAGTCTTCCTATCTTATATATTCGGAATTCCTGGAAAATATCCTTTGTTTGTTTTATTTTTTTGTTCGAAAAAGTGGGTATATTTTTCTAACAGAATTTTGAATAATCAATCTGTGGTTCAGTGATTTTAACCCTTTCAGATTCCTTCTTCTTTACTAAACTATCTATAATTGCGCAAGCTTTTTCAATGGTTAAGGCAATATCTTCAAAATCTCCATCATAATCTAATTCTTTTAAGAAAGCTAGCTGTCTTAAAGTAGCAGGATTTAGCCTGTTTTTTTCTTTAGTTTTTCTGCTCCTGTTTTTTTTAGACATTATTTTTCTCCAAAAAAAAATAGCTAACTAACAGGCTGATTGAATAATGTAGGAATACCTGAAAGTTAGCTATTATTTCAATTTGTTTTCTCAATCATTTAGGCTTCCTACCACCGTTGCCCAATTCTACAGCAAGCCTTATTCACATTTTTCCAAAAAAAATCTAAATTTTCTTAAAGGATTGTGAACGACTTATGCCGTAAAGTTTAATAGATACTGAAAGGTGTCCTTCCCGGTTTTACTAGTCCTTTTATCGGGAGGGCACCTAGCAGTATTAAAAAAGGACTAAACTATGCAAATAAATCAATCAATTCTAAACTCAGCGTTTTATCTCCTCAAAAAATACATCGAACCTTGGGATATATCCTACAAAGGGACAGATTTAACAGGACAAACACTAGGCATCTATGCCTATTCTACAAACGAATCAGTAAATAAATGGAAAAATGGAGAAGTAATTACAACCTATTTGAATGAATTTGGAGATGAAGTTGAGAAAAAATGGCTAGATACTTTTTCTAAAAATAAATTACAATCTCATTTAGACGGTTCTAATGTTATTTATTACTCCTCCTCCAATAACGCATATGTTTCTGATGGCTATAGCACTTCTCACAAGACAAGACAGAAGCAAGAATTCCTCCCTGAATTACAAATAAATTCTAATAGAAAAGATTTCAAACATATCCATCAACTACTGCTTGGATTTGATATTGATGCTAAAAATAGTGAATTAGATGCTTTGGCTGTAAAAAATTTAATTCTCCAATACCTGCCAGGTTTATATTGGGAGAAATCAACTTCAGGGACAGGAATCCATATCTATCTTAAATTAGCTTATTCTCACGACTTTGATTCATTAACAGATATTGAATCTAAAATGAATATCTTTAAGGATTATATCAACGAATTATGCTCCTATAATAATTATGATACTAATATAGATATGATTTGTGGATTTCCTACTTCTTTTCATTCAGTTTACGGTAGATTATTGGTAAAAAATCGGGCTCAATCAATTAAATTGCCTATGCTTAATTCTTATGATACTATTATTTCTTTTTCTTCTTCTCCAGTTTACTTTTATGATTTACTTTATTCTTCATTCCTTTCAAATCTTCAATCTGAAGAAGAAAACCAACAGCAAGGTCAACAACGCTCAGAAATTAAAGAACGCGGCAAAAGAATGCCGCGAAAGAAAGATGTGATAGACACAGCAGCAGTAGTAGTAGTATATCCGAAGAACTATGATGACCCACTTTTGGCGTCAAGCAAATATGAGGATATAGCTTTAATTGAAGATTCTAATAGAAGGAGAACGGTCTTCACCCAATACTATTTAAGCCAAAGACTGATAACAGAAGAAGTTACAGCAGAAGAATTAAATCGAGAATATATAAATAAAGGAGTAAGTAATACAAGAATTGAATTAAACACAAAAAGAATTAATGATTTCAGAAGAATATTAAGATATTGGCTGAAGAATTGGAATTCAATACTAAATTTTGAAAGTCAAAGAATTAAAATAGAAGTTAAATTTAGTGAATATGATTTACCTGAATATTATCGAGATGGAAAAAAAAGAACGATAAAAGAAGAATATATCTATCTATTGTATTACGCCCTAAAATTTAAACAAAAGAATTCAGCACCGTTTGAATACATTAAAAAGATAGCAGAAGATAATAATTTGAAAGGATTTAGAAGAAGACTGCTGACTATCCTTCTCAGGTGGTTAAAAGAAAAAGGTTTTATAATATTAAATAAGAACTACATTGTGGGCAAACGAGCTAGAACTTGGGATGTTCTAAAGTAAAAGAAGGATTAATTTTAGTTAAGATGAATTAAGATATAGACGTTAAGATAGATAGGAGACCAAATATGAAAATGATTACGAGATTGAATAGTGAAGCTATGTCTATGACTAGACGAAATGAAGGCGATGGTTGGAGGCCAAGCCAGAACCGAAGCGCCAGTGGCTTGCTGTTTAAAGAATTCCGTCCGCCTTACGAGACTGATTTAATCTATATGTCAGGCTCGATGTTTGAGCATTTAGAACATTTAAGCTACTGTTTTTTTTCATGTTTTGGAACGTCTAAGCGTTATGCCGCTGGCAGGAGACCGTGGCGGCTAGATATCTATTTTGGCTGAAGGATTTATATTGGAGTTAATATGAAATTCAAAATATATTTAATAGTAATTGTTTTAATGATAGGTTGTACACCTGCTCAAATTGATACACCTTCAAAATCATTGGGAAGTATCTCAGCAGAAATAGAAGCAATAAAAAGAAATGCATCTAAGATTGAAAATACCTCAGATGATAAGATAATAGACTATCTAGCCTCAGATATTAATCACGGAGCCACCAGGGTAGGCCAGGAGGCGACAAACCTAGAAAAAGGTCTATCTGACCTACAAAAACAAAACGAAGGCTTAGAACGCAATCTAAAGGAGAATCAGTTATGGGAAAGAAGAATTCTAATAGGAATTGGAGTAACGGGAATCGTTCTGTCAATAGGCTTGATTGTGATTGCACGGATGGTAAGATTATCAATGACAGTCGGCTTAGCGTCCGGTGTGGTACTTGCTTTAGGACTAGTTATAACTACAATAACTATTGTCTTAAAGATTTGTATATGGGTATGTTTCGCTGTAAGTATTGTGGTGGGAATCATATTGTTATTGAAAAATGTTAAGAAATTAAAGAAATATTTTGATGACCCTGAGGTAACTTTGGAAAGGTTAAAAAATGAAAAGATGCAATAAATGTCACGAAATTAAAGACCTAGATGATTTTTATAAGTGGTAGTCTGATAAAGAAGCGAGGGCAGCGACGTTCGCTGTCGAAAGAATTTTTTGGGTCGATTTCGTCCTTACGGGGGACAAAGAACAGATGTAAACTACTGATAATCAAGTTCGGCATTTTTTAAGAAAGGAAAAGAAAATGAACAAGTTCCAAGCAAGACAAGTTCGGCATTTTTTAAGAAAGGAAAAGAAAATGAACAAGTTCCAAGCAAGACAAGGTGATATTTTTTTCGAGTCCGTAACAGCTCCTCCAGCTAAGACTAAGCCATATAACAGCCATATTTTAGCTTATGGCGAAGTTACAGGACACTCTCATGCAATCTGCGAGTCGTCTGTTGCTTCACCCCGGGATTCTGTTATAGACGAGAAGGGTAATATCTATCTGAGAAGTGAACAGGACATTCAGATTGACCATGACGAGCATGGGATAGTAGAACTCCCTGCGAATGAGTGGATTTGTGTTTCTCGCCAACGAGAGTATGATACGCTTGCTGTTGAGAAGGAACGTAGAGTAGCTGATTAAGGTTCGCGGAACCTAGCTATTGTTTTTAGAAGAGTAGAAAACTTTTTCCGAAATACGGAAAGGACGACATCGTGGCAAAATCCGAAGTTGTAGAAGTTGAAAAAGTAGCAGTAGAAGCAGATGATACTCTAGTTGATATCGTCAACCATTTTGTAGGACAGCCAGTTGCAGTTCTATGTGCAAGATATCAGTATCGAGGTATTCTATCTAAGGTCGCAAAAGATGGTAGTTGCATTGTTATCTCAGATGCAAAGAGCGTTGAGGTTTCTGGCCCTTCTTCAGCCGACAAGCCTAATACTGAAGATGAGATTGCGAGTGATGTTGTGATTAAACTTGATGCTGTTGAAATCGTTTACCAGCCCCGTTGGTGTTTCCAGGGATATACTGCCTAAGCGAAAAATGGGATAGTTAGATAAGACTCGCTAGAATTTAAGGCTTATTAAGTCTTAGATTCTAGCGAGGATTTAAGACTTAATAGAAGAAAGAATAGCAAATAAAACTCTGGTGTAGGTTCGATT